ACTTAACCCATACAGAGGATTGTCCCCACTAAAAGCTTCAGAGATTGCTATTGCAACAGATAAAGAAGCTTCTGTTTGGAATTGGAGATTTTTCAAGAATTCTGCAAGACCAGATGTTGCAATTGAAGTTCCAGGAACCTTAACTAAGGATCAATATGATAGAGTTATGAGTCAATGGGATGAGGCACACAAAGGAACTGCTAATGCTCACAAGTTTACAATCATTGAAGGTGGTGCAAAAGTAGTAGCACCATTAGGAGCTAATCAAAGGGATATGGATTTCCTAAATCAAAGGAAGTATAGCAGAGATGAGATATTAACAGTATTTGGGGTTCCAATAGCCTTAGTAATTCCAGAAAGTTCTAACAGGTCATTAGCAGAAACTGCAAAGGCAGTATTTATAGAAGAAACAATAGAACCAAAGATGAAGAAGTTTGTTTCAACTCTAAATGAATTCTTATTGCCATTTTTTGACGATACTGGAGAATTATTCTTTGATTATGAAGATCCAACGATAAGGAATATGGAACAAACATTAAAACAATATGAAAGTGGAATTAAAAATGGTTGGTTGTCAATAAATGAAGTTAGATTGGCAGAAGGTAAAGAAGCTGTTGAAGGTGCTGATAGTTTATACCTTCCACTTAATATTCAACCAATAGGAACTGTTAAGCAGAAAAAGTCTGTTGGTAAAATAAATATCTCTAGGTATAAAAGAACGAAAGGAGAGAAGTTAGAAGCTATAATCAAAGAAGAATTGACGATTGAAAGATTAACCAAATTATCTAAACAGAAAGAAATTAAACCCAAGAAAACAAAGTCTAAAAAAAATGTTAAATTTGCTTTTTCAGAAAAACAAAAAGACATTTACTGGAAAGAGTATGTTAGCGAGACAGAACCAGATGAGAAGTTGATGGTTCTTGAGTTAAGAAAGTTATTCAAAGCACAGGAAGAAAAAGTTTTGCCAACGATAAAAAACATCAAGACAGTTTTCACCTTTAATGTGAATGGTGAAACAAAAGTATTCATGAAGGCGTTTGAACCATTACTTAAAATATTAATTGCTAAGTATGGGGACAAGGTTTACGACCTATTGGGATTAACCGGCTTTGTTGCAGGCAACGAGAGGATTCAGAACTATATGAAAACCGATGGACTAAAGTTCTGTAAGCAAGTCAATGAAACAACTAGAACAAAACTTAAAAAGACTATTGCAGAGGGTACTGTAAATGGAGAAGGCATAAACTTAATTAAGAATAGAGTTAAGAATGTATTTGACGAAGCTACTGATACAAGAGCAGGTGCAATAGCAAGAACAGAAGTTTCAAGATCATCAAACTTTGCAACAGTTGAAGGCTATAAGCAGTCTGGCGTTGTTCAAGAGAAAGAATGGGTTACAGGATTAGACGAAAGAGTTTGTCCTATTTGTGGTCCATTACATGGAAAGAAAGTTGGGTTAGATAAGGATTTTGGTGTAGGAGATGCTCCACCAGCTCATGTAAATTGTCGGTGTGTTGTAATTCCTGTTTTGAAAAACACTTGACAAATATCAGATATGGACTAAAATTGTAGAAAGAATCAAAAACTTAATATTTACTTGACTACTAAACGAGCAAGTTGTGTATAGAAACACTTGCTCGTTATTTGTTTAATTATTAATATGAAAAAATTTGCGAAAGCCTATGTTAAAGAAGTAAAAGACGATGGGCGTATAATTACCGGAGCTATTGCTTCAACAGATTCTGCTGATAGAGATGGGGAGATCCTATCTTCTAAGGGTTGGAATCTTGACTCTTTTCAGAAAAATCCAGTTTTACTTTGGGGACACAATTCACACGAATTGCCAATTGGTAAGATTATAAACATTAAAAGTACAGAAGGAAGGTTATTGTTTGACGCAGAATTCGCTGTAAAAGAAAATCCCTTTGCTGAAAAGGTATCTAAGCTGATGAATGGTGGGTTCTTGAATACTTTTTCAGTGGGCTTTTTGCCACAAGAAAAAGAGGGAGATACATTTACAAAGCAAGAACTCTTGGAAATATCAGTAGTAAATGTTCCTGCCAATCCAGAAGCTACTGTTTCTAGAGAATTAAAAAGTCTTTGGAAAGAAGTTAAAGATGTTGGCGTAGAGAAAAAGGTTGAAAAGAAAGTAAAAAAGAAAAAGATTAAGAAAAAATTAGAGAAGAAAGTTGAAGTTAAGGAAGAAAAGAAAATCGTAGAGAAGAAAGAGGACATAGAGAAAACAACAGAACTAAAGGAACAGGATAGAATTCTCCTTAGAAATGTTCTTTCTTCAATAAAAGAGTTAGATGTTATTAAAAATAATACCTCAGAGGCGTTAATCAAGAAAACTAAATTGCCTAAGGGTAACAAAAAGGTCGAACAAGCTTTGAATGCTGATAAGGACAAAATCCATAAGGCATTGAAGCTCATATTGAGAAGCGTTGAATACGCTATAATTGTTACAAAAAACAAAAAATGAACAAGAAGTATATTTTAGTTAATGGCAAAAAGCATTATATCAAAACTGAAAAATCAGTTGAGAAAGATGTTGTTGCCAAAAAAGAGGTCGAGAAGAAAGATGAGATTTCAGAGGTGGCTAAAAACATCGCTGAAAAGTTAGCTGAACTCCAAAAAGTCAGCAAGAAAGATGAAGTCAAGAAAAAAGAGATTTCAATTGCAAAAGACATTAAATTGGTTGACAGAAAGGTTAAAGTGTTTACTACCTCAAAAGGTAATGACATTTCCTTGAAACAAAGCCAAGTTGATGGGTTAAGTAGCTGGTTTAAGGCGTTTATTTCACAAGATAAAGCCGGTGTTGCTAATTACTTCCAGAAATGGGAGCCACTAAATGAAACTACTCCAGCAGAGGGTGGATATTTAGTTCCAACACTACTTTACAATGTGATTGTTGATTTCAAAGAAGATGAGGCAATGATAATGCCAAGAGCAAATGTGATTGATATGACAGGAATGAAAACTAATGAATTGGACATTAGTGGTATTGCAACAAAGCCAAGAGTCCAATGGGTTGCTGAACAAGGTGTTAAATCCACAAGTTCAATGACATTTACACAGCAAAGTCTAACTCCTTATACGGTTGCAGCTATTATTCCTATGACTAATCAGTTGGTACAAGACAGTCCATTTAACATTGTATCATTGGTTTCAAAGGCACTAGCTGACGCTATTACAAAGGAAGAAGATAGAGTGTTCGTAGTTGGTACAGGTGCTGCACAGCCAACAGGACTTGATGCCTACGCATTTAGGTCAACAGCTTGTGGTGGTGCATTGAGCTTAGACCATATCCAAGACGCTTACTTCGGTTTGCCACAAGCATATCGCAACAAAGCAGTTTGGATCATGAATGGTAGAACAATTGCTGACTTAGCTAAACTAAAGGATGATAATAATAGACCACTTCTTCTTGAACAAGGCATTGTTACCGATCCTGGCTTCCCTGCATTGAAAAGACGACCAGTTCTTGAGCAGAACGATATGGATTCAGGTAAAATATTCTTTGGTGATTTAAGTTATTATTGGATTGGAAAGAAACAACCAATGAATATCAGTATCGCTAAAGAAGCAACTGTTGCTGGATATAATCTCTGGGAGAGAAATATGACAGCAATTCGTGTTGAGGAAAGAATTGATGGCGAGTGTGTAAACACTAAAGCGTTCTACGAATTGACAGGTACAGGCGTATCGTAGACTTGAGCTTTTTACAGATTGCCTTCTATAATAGAGGGCAATCAATAAAGGGCTTAATTGTGTAAAAAAAACATGGTCAAAATAAAATTGATAACTTCTTACTTAGATAATCCAGCAGGATCTATTTATGAAACAGATAAAGAGAAAGCAGACCAATTAATTAGTCTTGGTAGAGCAGAATTAGTCAAGAGAGTTTACAAAACAAAAGTTGTAACACCAAGAACAAACAAAAAATATAGAACAAAATAATGAAACTTTCAGTAATTATTCCTTCATACAAAGATCCATATTTACATAAGACGATTGACTCTATACTCAAAAACTCTGCACTAGGAGATGAGCTAGAGATTGTTGCTGTTTTAGATGGATATTGGTCAAAAATACCAATAAAAGACGATCCAAGGATAAGAATAGTTCATTTAGGAGCAAATCGTGGCATGAGAGGTGCAATTAACGCAGGCGTATGGGTAGCACAAGGCGAGTATTTGATGAGAGCAGATGAGCATTGTATGTTTGCAAAAGGTTTTGACAAGGAAATTATTGAGAATATGGAAGATAATTGGATTGTAGTTCCTAAAAGGTTCTTCTTAAA